CTAAGGTAAAAGGAGACTCATAATGGCACTATTTTCAGGCGGAACAGAAATGATCAACGCGGGATCGCTTCTTGTAGGTGGTATTCCAACGGGAACAGTAGTTCCTTGGACAGATTCAACGGTTGCAACAGGTTTTTTAGAATGCAATGGTGCAGCTGTTTCAAGATCAACTTATTCTGCCTTATTTGCAGTCATAGGTACAACTTATGGTGCAGGTGATGGTTCATCTACTTTTAATTTACCAGATTTACAAGACGAAGTTGTTGTAGGTAAATCAAACAACAAAGCTTTAGCGTCTACTGGTGGAGCAAATACTACTCCAGTTGCACCCGCAGGTAACGTATCTACTAATATTAACGTTACAGGTAACGTCGGCGGTTCAACAGGTAACGCATCTTTATCAACTTCTCAGTTAGCTTCTCACTCACATAGTATACCTACAAGATCATCTCCTCCTAATGATGGAAGTCCTTATAAAGCAGCTGGTCAAATAAGAGGTTTTGATGGTCCTACACCTAATACAGGTAGTGCAGGTTCAGGTAACGCACACTCTCATAATATGAGTGCAAACTTTAGTGGTAGTGGTAATGCTTCAAGTAACTTTAGTGGAACTACAGTTAACCCATCAATTTTACAACCTTACTTAACATTAATTTATATTATAAAAACTTAGGAGAAATAAAATGGCAACAAATGCAAATTGGACAGTAGTATTTGATGACAGATGCATAATTAAAAATTATGCAGAAGGAGCAAGTCAAGGAGTTGGTTATATTATTGATGATGATTCATTTTGGTCTGATTCTAAATTTTCAAACATTTGGGCTATTCAACACGGCACATCAGTAACCACTGACGAAGTAGAATACAGAGATGAAACTCCACACACAAGTTATGCAGATGCTAATTTAGGAGACATAAGTCAATTCTCTTCTAGATGGGATGCAGTTCATTTATCTGAATTACAAGCTGATTGGGATGGAAATAATATAGATGGTGAAACGGAAGCTGAAAAAATTTCTAGAATAGGTGAAAGACCTACGTCTTATTCTTCATAGAAGAAAAATTAAAATAACCACCAAACATATACCTATCTTTACCTTCCGGACAGGGCATACCTCTATGAGTATGAGTAAAGTAAGAAGGAAGTATAGCTAATCTTCCTTTTTCAGATTTAATGATACGTTTATCTAAAAACTGTGTTCCACAATCATGAGTGCTTAAATAAATCATAAAATTTAAAATTCTATTTGAATTTTCTATTGAATGTTCGGAATGCCAATTTTCAAAAAAACTACCATCTTTCCAATGTTTAAATCTTATTTCAGTTAAATAAAAGGGACCGACATAGTTTAATTCTGGATAAATTTTTATATATTCATTTAATTCTTTTTGAAATCTTTCTTTTAAAAAAGAAAGAATATCGTTTTTTAAATAAGGTGAATTATCAAACATAAATACACCATTATATTTACCTTCTTTATGATAATCTTTATCGTGACTTTTATCATCATTAGGTAAGGTTTTAAAAAATTTTATTACTTCATCACATTCTTTTTCAGATAAAAAATTATCCTTTACATAAATAAAATTTCTTATCATTTTAAGGTCTAAGCTTCATCCAAGAAGTCACGATATATTTTTTTCCTGATAAAGGAGGATTACCTCTGTGCACATAAGGAAACGCTGCAGGCCAAATAACTATTCTACCAGTTTTAGGTTTTACTCTTTTTGAAAAATGTAAAAATTCTGTTTCTCCACCTTCTTCTACATCATTTAAATAAATAGTAAAAACAAAAGCTCTAGATTCATTATCAAATCCTTTGCCGTGTTCTAAATGCCAAATATGGTATCCTTCTGTAGGTAAAGTCCTTTGAACTTTCATAACATTAAAATGAAAATTTTCTACACCATAAGCTTCTACTGCTCCTGTAGTATCGGAATAATGTTTAAAAGCCATGTCAAAATTAATCATCATAGATTTATATTCTGCCCACCACACATCCATATTATTTGGAGACGCAAAAAATTGATTATCTTTTTTTGTTAATGCCCCAGCGTTTTCAAAATTTTTTCTATTTAAAGTGTTGTTAAATTTGTGTTGGTCTTCAAATATTTTTATAGCTTTATCGCATTCTTGAGGTAAAATGTAATTATCATATACGCCTATAAAATTTTCTATTTTATGTGTTCTTTGAATCATTGTCATACTTTTTTAATATCTGAATATCTTCTTGAGTTTTCTTTTGGCCTTTATTTTTTAAAACGTTGTCATAAGCATGGTGTGTAAACGGACCTTCTTTATTTACATAATGTAAAAATACTTGAGCCATACCTTCACCTTTATATATTCCAGGCCTCCAATGTTTTTGTTCACAACCTGCATATAAAATTGCGTCACCTTCTTCTAATTCAAAAGAAGTACCTTCGATTACAATAGGCCAGTTATCTTCTTTTTTTATACAAGCAGTGACAGATATTTCACAAGATGGTCTATCAGAATGTTTTTTTAACATTCCACCAAATACATAATATCTCCAAAAAGAATATGTAGGAAATAATTTTAAGTTAGATTCTTTTTCTACCCTGGGTAATTTAACATCTAATAAAGATGTCATTAAAGCATCTTGATACCAAGCAGGAGAAAAATTAGTTTCATTAAGAAGATATATACCTTGATCTAATTTTCTATGACAATATTTTTGATATATTTCTAGTTCTTCTTTTGAAAAAAAGTTTTTTATTAATTTATAATCTACTGCAGCCATGCAACTATACTATACCTTGTTCCTTTCTTTATAGGTTGAATACCGTGAGGATACATAAAATTACTAGGAAAAAATACAACTGAGCCTTTTCCAAGTTTTAATTTTTTAATTTCTTTATCTTTTTGATCTGTAAAAATTAATTCTCCTCCTTCATATTCATCATTTAAATTCATAATAACACTTAAATGTCTAGAGGAATTTGTTAAGTGATCGGTATGAACATTATACTTTCCACCGGGTTTATATTTTAATAAATCTATTTGATTAATTTGAGAATTATCAACTTTAGAAAATTTTGTTTTATAATAAAAATGAAGTCTTTCTATTTCTTTTTTAATAAATTGCCAATAAAACATATTTGTAGGAGTTTTATCATTTAAATGATAGCCTTTTACATTTCTAATAGTTTTATCTACACCGGCTTGAACTGCCATATTAATTTTAGCTCTTTTATTTATAAAAGGTATTATTTTATTTATGAATCTAGGATCTACTATATTTTTTATTTCAACAATTGCTTCTAAATGATCCATTATTATACTTTCTTTTTTATTAGTTTATTAATATCAGGTAACCAAGCATATTTCAAGGGCGAATTAATAAACATATATTTTAAATTATGTAAATTTTCTACAAGCACTTGACCTGGAAAATTTAAGCTAGTGTTTAATAAAATACCATCTGAGGCCTTTAATAAATTGTAATAATTAAAGTTTTGATTTTTGTTAACTGTTTGCACTCTACTACTTCCATCAATAGCACAAACGTTAGATAAATTTTCTTTTGTTTTAAAAGCATACATCATATAAGGAGATACTTTTTCTTGCATATCAAAAAATAAATTTGCTTTTTCTTCAATTACACTAGGTGAAAAAGGCCTATACCATTCTCTATTTTTTATAGCATTTATTTTTTCTACAGCTTTTTTATTAAAACAATTTATTAATAGCGATCTATTACCTAGTCCTCTTTGACCTTGCTCCGATCTACCTTGAAACAAAGCTACAGGATTATCTTTTAATAATTCAGAAACTTTAACTTCATTACTATCTACTATGTCAAAATCTTTATTTTTAAATATATTTAAATTTGTGTAGTCAGGTAGGGGACCTAAATAAACGGTGTTTAATTTTTCAAGTTTACCTTCCAAAAAATAATTTAATAATCCTAATGAAATACCTGAGTCTATACAAACTGGATCAATTTTAAAATTTTTATACTTTAAAAATTGACAATTAGCTAAAATATTTTGTGCTACACCACCTGTGTAATTAACATTTTCTTTTGGCATTATTTCTAGTAAATCTTTTTCAGTTATTTTTTGAAGAGAGTATAAAAAATTTTGACACTCAGTATTATTTCTTTCTTCTGTTAAATTATTAGAATGCTTTATTAATTTATTTCCATATTGAGATAAGGCCATTGTTTTTCCACAGAAATGAAATCCTTCTTCGTATCTAGAATTAAATAGCATAGCGGTTATGTTTCCATATCTTATTCCAATTCTTTTACGATAACTTGCAATTAAATTAAAATTTTTATCATAAATTGATTCTCTTTCACTTTCTTCGTTCCCGTGAGATATGCCGCCGCCATCAGCTACGACATAATTTTCATTGGGTCCTAACATAGCTTTACTACAATAAGCGTGTAAAAGATGATGTTTTCTATTTTTTTTGTTTGCAAAGTTTATAATTTTAGTTTGATCATTTATAAGTTTAAATTTATTAAATACTTTTTTTAAATAAAATTCATCTTCATTATTATCTTTATCTTGTAGATCTACAAAAAGTACAAAATTAAATACAATTTTTAAAGATTGTAGATATACTAATAAAGAATTGGATAATTTACTGTCGTGTTTAATTCTGTTGAATCTATCTAATTGACAATGCATTAGTAATTTGTTGTTTTTAGATATGGAAAATGCTCCATCGTGACCAAAATGAATTGATAGTATATGCATTTAGATATAGAATATTGTGTCTTTCATAATTTAAATAACTAATATATAACGTATAATATGCTACAAAAATTAAATTTCAAGCCTGGTTTTGACAAACAAGTTACTGAGTCCGGTGCAGAATCTCAATGGATAGATGGAGATTTTGTTAGATTTAGATATGGATTGCCAGAAAAAATAGGGGGCTGGTCACAGCTAACTACAACCAATGAAACATTACCGGGAGTAGCACGAGCACAACACACTTTTGCATCTATAGCAGGAGAAAAATATGCTGCCATAGGAACTTCTCAAGGTTTGTTCTTATACTATGAAGAAAAGTTTTTTGACATTAGTCCGTTAGCTACGGCTATCACTGGAGCTACATTTACTTCAGTATCAGGTTCTTCTACTGTTACGGTTAATAAATCAGCACATGGTTTATTAAATGGAAGATATGTGACTTTTTCATCTGTTACTGTTCCAACAGGTTCAGGTTATACAGCATCAGCTTTTGAAGATAATACTTTTGAAATTAGAAATAAAACTTCAAGCACCTTTGAAATTATTATGCCCTCAAACTCAGGAGGTAGTTCTACTGCAACAGGATCGGCAACTATTAATCCATATGAATTAGTTGGTCCAACTTTTCAAACCGCTGGTTTGGGTTGGGGAACATCTACATGGGGATCAAGCACATGGGGAACTGCAAGTGCTACTAGTAACGTAATTTTAGATCCAGGTTTATGGTCATTAGATAATTTTGGTCAAGTTCTTATTGCAACTATACACAATGGTAAAACATTTACATGGAATGCAGGAGCAACCAATGCAAGAACAATTAGAGCAACTGTAATGGCTAACGCTCCGACCGCATCAAGATTAACACAAGTTTCCGATAGAGATAGACATGTATTTCATTTTGGAACAGAAACAACTATAGGTAATGTAGGAACACAAGACCCTATGTTTATTAGATTTAGTGATCAAGAAAATTTTAACGAATATCAACCAACTGCTACTAATACTGCAGGAACTTTTAGAGTAGATAAAGGTAACCTAATTACAGCAGCTGTTTCAGGTAAAGATTATACTTTAGTTTTAACCGATACTTCAGCTTATATTATTCAATTTGTTGGTCCTCCTTTTACTTTTTCTATAAAACAAGTTGGAACTAACTGCGGATGTATTGGACAGAATGCATTAAGTTATTCTAACGGTTTTGTGTATTGGATGTCTGGTGAAGGTGGTTTTTTTAGATTCGATGGTACAGTAAAACCTATACCATGTTTAGTAGAAGATTTTGTATTTACAAACGATGGAGATAATTTAGGTATAAATTACAATTCTAGTCAACTTGTATATTGTGAACACAATACTTTATATAATGAAATTAACTGGTTTTATCCTTCATCAGGCACAGAACAAATAAATAGATGTGTAACCTATAACTATGCAGAAGGTGTTTGGACAACTTCTTCTTTAGCAAGAACTTCTTATGCTGATCAAGGTGTGTATCAATTACCTTATGCAACAGAATATAATAGAACAGCAGTACCTAATTTTGATATACAAGGAATTACAAATACTTTTGGTGCATCTATATATTATGAACATGAAAAAGGAACTGATCAAGTAAATAGTTCGGGTACTACTTCTATTGACGCATTTATTCAATCCGGAGATTTTGATATAACTAATTCAAACAACATTGCTAACTTACAAGGAGACGGTGAGTTTATTATGTCTGTTAAAAGATTTATACCTGACTTTCAATTATTAGAAGGTAATTCTAAAATTACTTTATTATTAAACAATTATCCAACAGGCACAGCTGCAAGCTCTCCTCTTGGACCCTTTACAGTTACTTCAACAACTGATAAAGTAGACACTCGTGCAAGAGCGAGATTAGTAGCACTTAAAATAGAAAACGATGCTGTAGGTGAAACATGGCGTTATGGTACATTAAGATTAGATGCTAAACCAGATGGTAGAAGATAATGGCTAAAATAACTGCATACATACCTGAACCTAAAGATAACTATGATGTTGATAATCAAAGACAAATTCTTCAATCATTAGATACTATAAAAAGTGAGTTAAACTTTGCTTTTCAAAATGATTTAAAAGAAGAACAAGATATATATAATTATTTTTTATCATGACAATACAATATAAAAATCAAGGTTTTAAACAAGCTGATACAGCTAAAGCAACAGTGCTTACTTGTCCTACTAGTGGAGCAATTATAATTAAAAGTGTTTATTGTGCAAATAATGATGCATCATCAGCTATTGTAGTAAATATGAATTTAGTTGATTCCTCTGATTCAAACACTGAATATGAATTTTTTAGAGATGACGTAGCAGCTAAGTCACAAGTAAATGCTACACCTCAAGGCTTGAATTTAGAAGCAGGAGATGCTATAACAGTGCAAGCAGCAACAGGCAGCAATAAAATACAAGGTGCCATAAGTTATGCTTTAATAGACAGGTCACAACAAAATGGATAATGATATATTAAAAATAAATTGTACAACAATAGTTACAATTAGAAATGTTAATTCAGGTAAAATTTATAAAGATGAAGCAGAAAGAGATGCTGATATAAATGATCCTAATACAGAAACGAAAGCAGATCACGTGGTACAAGATCTAACAGTTCAAGTATCTCCAAAAGGTCTAAACTTATTACAGAAAGCAATGAGTAAAAATGATAATGAATCAGACACCTAAAGGTGGAACCGAATTACAATTAGGTTTTTTAAATAAATATGTTGATAAAGGGTTATTAGATCAAGTACAGATCTGTACTAGCATTCCTGGTAAAATTCCTATTAATCCTAATAAAGTAAATATACTTTGGCAAAAAAATTCTTACGATCAACCTAATTTATATCCATGGTTTAAAAATAAAGCTAATCATCACATATATGATTGGTATGTTTTTAATTCACATTGGAACCACGAAAAATTTAGAATGATGTTTGGTTTACCAACTGAAAAATGTATTGTTATAAAAAATGGTGTAGATAAAATAGAACAATCAAAACCTTATGAAAAGGGACAACCTATAAAAATTATACATCAAAACACTCCTTGGAGAGGTTTGTCTGTATTATTAGGCGCTATGCAATTAGTAAAAAATCCTTTAATTAGTTTAGATGTTTATTCTTCTTGTGAAGTTTACGGAAAAGATTTTATGGAAAAAAACGACCATAATTACAAAGAACTTTATAAACAAGCAGAGTCTTTACCTAACGTAAATTACATTGGTTATAAACCAAACGAATATATTAGAGAAAATATAAGTAATTATAATATGTATGTTTACCCTAGTATATTTGAAGAAACTTCTTGTATTTCTTTATTAGAAGCAATGTCAGCTGGACTTTATAGTATAGTAACAAACTATGGCGCTCTTTTCGAAACAGGTGCAGAGTTTCCAATGTATATTCCTTATGATAATAATTACAAAGCTTTAGCTGAGAAATTTGCTTATGGTATAGATGCAGCAGCAGAAACACTTCATGAAAAACCAATACAAGACCATTTAACTACTCAGTCTAGTTATACTCAACGTTATTATTCTTGGAATAAACAAGCAGTTTCATGGACTAGATTTTTACAAGGAGCAATTAATGTCAAATCCAAATGAACCAATATGGTTTAATAATGATAAAAGTGTTGTTGAAAATAATGATACTTATCAAACAATTAAAACAAATAAAGTAACTGAAATAAATATAGGAGAAAATTCTCCACATAAAATAATGGTATGTACTCCTTGTCATAGTGATGTTAGCATGCATTACACACGAGCAGTATTAAAGTTTCAACAAGAATGTTTTGCTAAAAAAATATCCTGTAGTTTTACTTTATTAAAATCTTCATTGGTTACTCAAGGAAGAAATTTATGTGTTGCTGAAATGTTAAGTCATGAAGATAAATATACTCATTTGTTGTTTATTGATTCTGATATAGATTTTAATGGAAGCACTATATTTAAAATGTTAGATTTTGATAAAGATATAATTAGTGTTCCATACCCAATGAAAACATTAAGTTGGGACAAAATATGGAGAAGACTTGATTTAAAAGAAGGTGCAATTAATGACGTTAATGACTTAGCAAAAGCAGGTTTTACTTTTCCAGTTAAAGTAGAGGACCCTAATTCAGTTACCGTGAACCGAGGACTTATGGAATTAACTCATGCCCCTACTGGATGCATGTTAATTAAAAGAGAAGTTCTTGAAAAGATGATCAAAGAATATCCTCATTTAGAAATTTTTCAACCTACTATTATAAACGGAAAACAAGTTAAAAAAGATAATATGTATAATCTATTTGATACCTTACACGATCCTGTAACCAAACGTTATTACGGAGAAGACTTTGGGTTCTGTCAAAGATGGGTAGATATAGGAGGAAAAGTATATGCATACATAGACGAATATATAACTCACGTAGGAGAATACTCTTATTGTGGTCGATTTAAAGATGATCTAGTGCAAGCAACAAAGCCTTTCAAATCTGTTGACGATAGTAAAAAAATCAAATAAAGTATCCTATTTACAGGATTTCTACGCCTGCTTAACAGTATAAATTTAATTAAATTATGGCGATATCTAGATCTTTAATGAACAGACAATTACGAGCAGATGGTGGCATTATGCAAGTTGCCCCTAGAGAAAAATTTGGTTTAGGTAGTAAACTTAAAAAGTTTGTTAGAAAAATTATACCTAATGAAATATCTGAAATAGCAGTTACAGCTGCGCCATTTGTTGCTCCTTTTAACCCTTTACTTGCAGCAGGAATGTCTGGTCTTGGTAGTTTTGATCAAACAGGACGTATTGGAGACTCTTTAAAAAAAGGAGCTTTAACTTATGGACTTGGTCAAGGTGCTAGATATTTAGGTGGAGCAGATTTTCAAGGACTACAAAATCCATTTGCTAAAGATGCATTTAGTATGCCTACAGGTTCAGGTGGTATAAAAAATTTATTTAAAGATAAAGTTCAACCTGTTGAAGGAGTAGGAGAAAGCACTTTCTTTGAAGATACAACAGTAGATGCACTTCCAGGTGATATAATTACAACTGTTGATAAAACTACAGTCAGTAATGTACCTGGATCCGCAATGGATTCATTTAACACAATTAAAAGTTTTAATACGTCTCCAGCAGATAAAGGAAAAGCAGCTTTAGATCTTTTAAGAAGAGGAAGTAAAACTTTGTTTTACGATAGCAAAGGCAATCTTGACAAAGCAGCAGTTCTTGGAGCAGCAACTTTTGCACTTTCATACGCAGAAGCTAAAGCTTTAGCAGCTCAAGCTGGAATAGATTTAACAGAAGAAGAATATGATCAAGCACAAAGAGACGAAAAAAAAGAAGAGTATGCAGGTTATTTACAAAACTTTTTTGGTGGTAAAAAAGATGGTGGTAGAATAGGTTATGCAGACGGACCCCGAACCACTAGAGTAGGTAATCTAGAAATAGTAGTTATGCCAGGAAGTTCTCAAGAAAAAGCTGTTGTAGATGGTCTTATGAATGACATAGATGGTATTGTAGATGAAGATACTAAAATGAATTTTTACAGAACACTTATACCAGAATTGATTTATTCTGGAGAAATAGATTCTCAAGAAGGAATGAAATTGTTACAAGAATTAGGTATAAACATGAAAGCGGACGGCGGAAGAATAGGTTATTCAAAAGGATCTGAGCCAGAAGAAGCAGAAATAGGTATCATGTCAATTGACGTTAAAGCAGGTGATGACGAAGATGAAGAAGATATGATGATGGCAGGCGGTGGTATTACTTTTACTTCTGCAGAAAAGTCATACTTGTTTAGAAGATTGGGTGGTGCTGGTGGTCCTGATAGATCATTCACAATGCCACAATTGTATGGTATTTTAAAAAATCCAAATAGTCCAGCTAATATAGATGATGCTAAAGTATTAAAACAAATAGCCATCATGGGTCTAGAAGGGCGAAAAGACGGCGGAAGAATAGGTTACAAAGATGGATCAAAAGGTGCTAACAGAGTATCAGAATTATTAATTACAAGAGCTGGTATACTAGCACAAGATCCTGACGCAGATGTATCTGATATTGAAGCAGAGATATTTCAATTAACAGGTAAAACATTTAGATCAGTGGGTGGTATAAGTGATATACCAACAGGTAAGATTAGAAAAAATAATGCTGGTGTAGTTGAAAGAGACTACAGAGATGAAGGTGGTTTTGTACCAGTTGGCATTAAAGAACGAGCTGATGATGTACCTGCTATGTTATCTAAAAACGAATTTGTAATGACTGCTGATGCTGTACGTGGTATAGGTAACGGCAGTGTTGAAGAAGGATCTAGAAAATTATATAATACAATGAAAAAAGCAGAAAAAGTAGGTAAAGCATAATGTCAATGACATACACTAAACCAGCTCCATTTATAGAGAGCGCTCAAGAAAACTATATAGATCTATTAACACAATTAGCAGGTCAAGCTCCTGGTTCTGACATTAAAGACGCTGATGGTAATGTTATTGGCACCGTACCAACATTAGATCAACTTGGGCCAAAGATTGCCGATCAAAATGTTTTAACTCAACAAGCACAACAATTAGCGGCAACACAAGCAGGACTTGGTCAATTAACTTTTGGTCCACAAGGACAAGTAACAGGTGTTGGTCAAGGTACAGGTGTTGCAGGTTATCAACCCTACTTAGATCAAGCAACACAATATCAAACCCAAGCGGCTACTACTTTTGGTGATGCAGGCACCACATTAAGTGGGGCACAGGCTTTTTCAGGACCGCAAGCTTATAAACAATTTATGTCTCCTTATCAACAAGATGTTATTGATACAACACTTGCAGAGTTTGATATTCAAGCAAAAAAAGGAGCACAAGGAACTGCAGCAGAAGCAATAGCAGCAGGTGCTTTTGGTGGTGGTAGAGAAGGTGTACAAAGAGCAGAATATCAATCTGCATCAGATAGAAACAGAGCTGCAACTCAAGCAGGATTATTAAAAGAAGGATTTACACAAGCTAATCAATTAGCTAATCAAGCTTTTGGTCAACAAATGAGTTTAGGCGGTCAACAAATGAATTTAGGACAACAACAACTTGGTCTTGGAACTCTTTCATCAAACTTAGCATCTTTGCAACCATCATTAGCTGCAAGTAATATACAAAATTTAGGTGCTGCTGGAACATCAAATTTAGCTTACGATCAGGCTTTACTAGATGCTCAACAAGAACAAGCACAATTACAATACAATGAACCTTTTAATAGATTAGGAATGTATGGATCAGGAATAGCTTCTATGCTTAGTGGTGCTCCTTACATGACAAATACTATGGGTGGTGCAGGAAGTGTTGGACCTTTATCTCAAGCATTATCCGCTGGATTAAGTGCATACGGTTTAGGGAGCATCTTTGGAGGCAAAGGTTAATGAATTTTAAAAGACCATCATTTAAAAAAGGTGGATCAACTGGTATTGGTCAACTAACACCTAGAACACAAGCTAGAGGCGGTGGAAACATTGGTGGTGGAATAATTGCAGGATCTAATTTAGGATCTAGAACAGGATTTTCTGTACTTGATATTATAAGTGGAAGCATGGCAGAAGAACTTACAGGTGGTTCTAATAAAATAAGTTCAAAAGCAGATGCTCTTAAAAAAAGTAATGTCGGTCTTAAAAAAGGAAACATAGGCTCTCGTTTATTAACTCAACTTCGTGGATTAAGTATTCCATCAGCCAGTACAACAGGTCTTATGTCATTACCTTTTGTAGGACCAGCAGCACTAGCTTACATGAATAGACCTAGAACTCTAGAAGAGAAAAAAGTAATGCAAGAGTATGGTCCTATTGATGAAACATTTTTTCAATATGATGAATATGATGCAGATAGAAAAAAAGCTAGAGGAGTAGGAGAAGAAATCAGTTTTATTGATGCTTTATTTATGGATCCTGAAACAGGAAAATATCCAAAAGTTTTAGGAAGAACAAAAGATAGAAAAAAAATTGAAGAATTATTTGGTACTGATGCTGGTTACTTACCTAATGCAGGACCTAAAGAAGTTAACATTGAAGAGATTGTTGACACTGTGGTTTCCGATAAAAAAACAGGCACTAAGGATGATGACACACCTAAAAAAGCACCTTCTTTTGAAGATACTTACGAAGCTGAAAAAAAGAAGATAGAAAGATTAATAGGTGAAGAGGATAATAAAGGTATAGTCGCTCTTGCCTTATCGGATGCCATTGGTACACCAGGAACTATTGCAGACAAAGCCGCTGTATTAAATAAAACCTTATTAGGAATTATGGCTGGTAAGAAAAAAGATCAAAAAGACATTGCTAAATTAGCTTACACTGCAACTAAAGAAATAGAAAAAGCTAAAATCGCTTCCGGCAAAGAAGGTTTTAGTGAAAGACAGTTTAAAGAAATGGCAAAATTGAGAAGAATTATAACTGATACAACAGGTGCTTACAGTGATGCAGAAAAAGCAGAAGCTGCGGCTAGATATAAAAATCAAACAGAGGTTTTAAAAGCTATCGGTGGTAAATCTACTGCAGAGAAAGTAATGAAACCAGGTGATGCAAGAGAACAAATAAAAAGATTTAAAGACGGTGCTAAAAAACTTGCTAAAATGGATAAAAATGATCCAAATTATGGTAGAGCATTAAACGAATATATGGCGGAAATTGAATTCTTAAGTAATTACCCAGAACTAATGCCTTCAATAAGAAGAATAGATGCTATTTATGCAAACGTTTTGGCTGCAAACAAAAAAGATGGTGGCAGAATAGGATTTGCTAATGGTACTCCTATGGAAGAATCAATTCAAGTATCGGAAACAGTAGGTCAAAGTCAAGTACCAACTGCTCAAACACCTCAATTATCTTTTGAAGAAATTAGAAATAGATTGCCTAAAGAAATAACAGATGAAATTGTTAGATTAATTGCCGGAAGTAATGAAGCCTTACAAGATTTTTCTTATATCAGAACACAAGGTGATGTGGATAAATTTAACATGAAGTATGGTGTTACTTTAGTATTACCACAAAGCACAGCATAGGAGAAGCTATGGCCGAAGATACAGGTTTATTTTCAGATTCACTATTTGCATCAAGTGAAGCTCCTGTTGAACCTGAAACAGTTGGTGCTTTAGATTATTTTACAGATGTTCCAATTGGAATTGCAAAAGGTCTTAGTCAAGCTGTTCAAGGTTTAGTTTCTTTAGGTGCTTTACCTATTGATTATTTAGCAAACACAAATCTTATTACCGCAATCGATAATCTTTTTGACAAAATTACACCTGAAACAGATACAATTGTTGGTGATGTAACTTCGGTAGTAACACAATTTGGTGTACCATTAGGCGTTGCATCAAAGATTGCTAACGGTGTTTTAAAATTAAATAAAGCTAGTCAAATTGTAAAATTAAATAATTTTAGAAGAGCAGATGATACTTATGATTATTTAGGGGCTGGTGGTGAACTAGCAAAAAGAGCAGGGTATTGGGGAGCTTTAGGTGGAGTAACTGATTTTGCAGTATCGACTCCTGGCGACCTTAATACTTTAACTGAAACATTAGGCTTTGGAGAAGCTTACAAAGGTGATGAACTAAAAGGTTCAGCTAAGGCAACAGAATACTTTAAAGAAAAATTAAGATTCGGTGCAGAAGGAACTGTACTGGGAGGTGGTTTAACCGCAGCTTTACCGGTTGCTGGAACACTGGGTGCTAAATATGGACTAATGGGTTTAAAAGGTGGAGCAGCTGTTGCAAAAAATGTGGTTATTAGACCTTTGAATTATGCCGTCTTTCAACCAATTGGTAAACTTGGAGCTACAAAAGCTGTGGGTAGAGGTGCTCGAGGTATAGGACAATTTTTAAATAACACCGCTACTAAACTAAGGGAAGCTTCTGGTCTGCCTGATCCTAAACTATGGCAATACTATAAAGCCGAAGCAGGAGCACCTATAAAAGAAAGAGTATTAAAAATTTTTAGTGACATGAGATTAGCAACAAAATCTGATGGACCTTACACACGAAGTCAATCAGATATGTACAGAAGAATGGGACAAGATATTCAAGGAGATGATAAAGGTTTAGTTAAAATAATGAATCAAATAGATGATCAGTTTAAGGAAGTAGCTAAAGGTGGAGATATATTACAGCTTCCAAAATATTTACAAGACTCAAAATTAAGATACCCTAAACCTATCACTGCTTTAGATGATGAAATGTATTTAAAAATGAATGATACATTATATGATTACATTGCTGCCCCTAGAGTAAAAGATACTTTAAAAGATTCGGATGAAGCCATTGCTTTGTTAAATAAGTTAGAACAATCTATTCCTAATAAACAAATAGCACAAGCCGTGAAAAAAAATGCAAAAGCGTTAAAAACAAATATTAATAATTTAGGTTTAAAGTATGGAAAATTATTATTTGATAATCCAGATGATGCAATTAAAGATTTTGGAAAAACTATAGTGGAAAATGGCGGAGCCTATTTAAAACAAGTATATAGTATTATGAAAAACAAAGCATATGATTTTGATCCTGAAGCCATAAAAGGAGCTGAAAAATTTTTTGTAAAAAATACTATTCCTCAAATAAATAAACTTGAACCAAATACTATTCCTAATTTTGCTAAAGCAAACAATGTCGGTATAGAAGAAGCAGAAAAATTGTTTGCTCAAAAAACTATGGCTGATCTTAAAAAATCTTTAATCGAAAGTAATAGAGATCCAGAATCTTTATTTAGATATATTACAGGAGAACGTGGTTTTAAAATAAAAGGAGCTCGAGGAACGTTAAGAGACGCAGGATATAAGACTATTAAAGAAGGAAAGGAAGTAGATGTATTAACTAGAGAAGGTAAATTAGTTCAAGCAGGAATAGATCTTCCAACAGTCATGAAACAAGTGATGGATGATGAAGGAGTTGAGGTAGTAGGAAAAGCTTTTTTTAAACCCTTAAAGGATTATAGAGCAGCAGTAACTGATACTTTTATTCAAACTGCTAAGAACATTCATAAGAAAAAATTTTTTGATGATTTTGCAGACAGTGCTTTAAGAAACGGTAATGCTTTTCGATCTGTTGATGAGGCTAGAGCTAAAGGTATCCCTACACAAAACTTAACTCAAATAAATTCTGAATTCGATAAAAGTGCAGCAATGTTAGATTCTAAATTACTACAAAGCAAATTGTTTACTGAAGGTTCTGATGGACGTGGTTTATTTATGACTCCAGAATTAGCGAATGCAGTCAAAGGTGTAGATGAATACATGACACGAGCTTATAGTCTACCTTTATACAGTGCATTGATGTCTGTTAAAGCTGCAGGTCAGATAGGTAAAACAGTATTCTCACCAATGACACAAATAAGAAACGTATCAACCGCTTCTTTTTTTGCGTTAGCTAGTGGATTAATTGGTGGCAGAGTAAGTCTTACTGATTCATTTAAATTAATGGCTGATGATATTTTTCCAGGTAAATTTATTTCAGCTGCAGATGTAGCTAAGAAAATGGAAGATAGAATTAGAAGAGGTGTTGTGGATCAAAATATAGAGGTTAATGAAATTAAAGCTATTATGCAAAAAGCAAAAGATGGTAAATTTACTATGTCGGCTTTAATGGAGGCCCCGATAGTTAAAAAAGCTTTTGATTTGTATCAAGGTGGTGACAATGTTTGGAAAGTTTATGCAGATGATTTTTATCAAGACGCCTTAGGTACAGCTTTTCAATGGAGTTCTAAAGGATTAAAAGGAGATGCAGCTATTAGAGATAATATTATAGACTGGTATAAAACAGTTGGTAAACAGTCAGATGTAGCGGATGAATTAACAGCAGCCAATGCTAAAATTGCTGAAATAGATCAAAATCTTTTGACAGCTACTCCTGCCACTAAACAATCCCTACTAAATCAAAAAGAAAATTTAGTACAACAATTTAAAGATATAAAAGATATCTCTGCTTATTTAGTAACCAACACTATTCCTACATATAGTAAAGTACCTAAGCTTATTGAAAACATAAGAAGTTTACCTTTGGGTAACTTTGTAGCTTTTCCTGCAGAAATTTTAAGAACAAGTGCACACTTAATTGAAATAGGCGCAAGAGAATTAACTAGCACTAATCCATTTATAAGACAGATGGGAGCAAGAAGACTACTTGGAGCCGCTTCTGTATTTGGTGGAACAGGTGCAATTATTTCTGAAGCAGCTGAACAATTAACTGGAGTATCTTCGGATAAAATGGATTCATTTAAAAGATCGGTCGCACCAAGTTATCAAAAAAACTCAACACTAATTCCATTAACCGAGTCAGATGACAAAGGTAATTTTAAATACTTTAACTTCTCATACACCAACCCTTATGATTCAATGGTAAGACCTGTTAATGCAGTATTAAATGCATATGGTAACGGTACTTTAACCAATCAAAATGCTAGTCAAATTGTTTACAATGCTTTAATAAATGACGCATTAACAGACACACCTGGTGCATTTACAGAATTTTTATCCCCATTTATTTCAGAATCAATTGGAGCAGGAGCAATAGCTGATTTGACTATTAGAGGTGGTAAAACAAAAGAAGGTCGAACTATTTATTACGAACAAGATAATGCCATGGAAAGAATTGATGCATCATTAGGTCATTTATTAGCTCAACTAGAACCCGGTGCTTCAAGAAGTGCTAGAAGAGTTTGGAAAGGAGTAACAGAAACCTTTACAGATTATGGAACTACCTACGATAGTGCAACAGAAATAGTCGCGTTGATGTCAGGACTTCGTGTCGAAGAAGCAAAACCTATGGACAGTTTACCTTTTATCGTAACGTCATATGCAAAAGATTTAAGCAACATACAAAATAAATTCTCATCTAATATCTACAGTCCAAATTTAGATCTTAACGGAAGAATAGGTTACATGGCTGAATATTTAAAAGATAATTATGATTCTCAAAGTAGAATGTATCAAGTAATAAAAGACATGGAAGCAATGGGAGCAGACATAAGTGAAATAGAAGATAAAATTGGAGCCAGATTAAAAAATAAAAAACGTTTAAATGCTTTAATGAACGGAGAATATAGAGCTCCAAATATAAGTGACGCTAGACTAGAAGGATTAATTGAAAAATTATATGAAGAAAATCCTTTAAAGGCTGCAGAAGTAGAAAATCAATTTGAAGAAGCTTTAGATATATTTGAAGATTTAAGATTTGATTTAGAAGACATAGAACTTGGTGAAGGTGTAGGAACTTTTGAAGAGTTTATTAATTTTACTTTAAATCCACCTGATGTATCTACTCAAGGAATAACACCATTATCAGGTATAGCACAGCTACCTGATGCAAATTTACCACCGCCAGCTCAGATCGGAACAGGGGTAAATGCTAACTTATTTAGAAACAATATAAACGCAGGAACACAGTTTAATTTACTTCCAACTGCAGTAAAATTTGATAAACTGTTTCCTTTAGGATAAATTATGACAATAGATAAAAGAATTAGATTTGGCGGCGGCGGTAGTCAAGATCATCTTGGTGGTCAATATCAAGGTGGCAGTAAAGGTGGTTCAAAAGACAAAGGAACCGGTGGTAGTAAAGGAAATTTTGGCAAAGGCGGAGGTGGCCAAGAATACAATGTATATGAAGCACCTACAAAAAACACTTACACTTCTGAAACTATAGATAGTAAACCTATTACAGGATCTGATTTTCGAAGAGCTCGAAATGACTTTATAAATAATTTAAATCAAAACAATTTTTTAAGAGCACAACAAAATAACACTCGTTTTCAACCTTATCAAGGTGGGGCATTTGCTATTGATAGAATGAAACAATCAAGTCCTGTAAGCGGTATAATGCGTTTATTAGCGGGTTTAGCCATACCTGGCGGTAGTTTTTTAATGAACTCAAAAGGCATGTTATCAGATGGAATAATGGCTTTAAATAATAAAATACGAAATACTGATTTAGCTCAATCAAGAAATTTAATGGATTATTTAAATATAAAAAGGCTTGGTGGATATGAGGAAATGGAAAAGAAAAGAGCTGCAACTATGCAATCTGCAAAAGAGCTTCAAGCAGCAATAGATGCAGGTGAGTATGATGGAATGGGGGTTAGACCTGTTCAAACGTTTGAGTTTGATTCATCAAAATTTAATACTGAACCTGTTGCAAGCACACCAAATATAATTGAAGATATAGGAATAGAAAACATTAAAAGAAATATAGAGGAAGCAAGAAAGTTTGATAGTATCAAAGGTCAAGTTGCAGAACTAACACCTAAACAAAAAAACTTTATTAAAAGCAAACAATTTGCTTTAAAAGAAAATTTAATAGACGCTGGCGACGTTTATAAAACAATAACTAATCCTGATTTAAATATTTATGATTCAGGAACTATGGGATTCTTTGAACAAGAACCAACTACTCTAGAAGAATACAACGAGTTTCTTGAGAGTCTTGGTATAAATCAAAGAGCGGTGTAATGTCTAGAAAATCTGCATTAGAAAAAATAGAATCTCATGAAAAACTTTGCAGAATAATGCAAAAACAGACGTTTGAGCAAATAAAAGAAATGAAAGAAAGAATTAAAAGATTAGAATATTGGATAGTTGGTGGTATGGGTGCCGTGCTCTTAACTTTAATAATGGATATGGTAAATTAACGACAAATACATCCATAAAAATCTCCACTACCATCTTTCATAACATAAGCATTAACTGGATAGTCATAATACGTTGTAAGATGCAGTCTAACTACATCACATAAATCAAAACAATCTACCTCAACCATTATTTTTATGTGTCCTAACATAGCTTTAGTAACAGCTACTAAACTATACACACCGTCATTTAATAAAATTAAATCCATTGCTTCAACTCCTCACCCATAACTTCACTAGCTATATTAATTTTTTTACGTAAAGCTTTTACAATACGTTCATCTACAGTTTTCTCAGCAATAATATCAATGTAAGTCATCTTTCTTTTTTGACCTATACGATTTATTCTAGCCTCGGATTGAGTACGTTTCTCAAGATCATAACCGTTAGAATAATAAATCATAACATTAGCTTCAGTAAGTGTAATACCATAACCACCGGTTTGAGGTGTGCCTACTAAGAACCTAACTTTAGATTCTGGGTCCTGTATTTCTTTAATAGCTTTGGCTCTGTCTTCAGTAGAAGTCGATCCATAATAAGTCATCACGGAACCCGGATATACTTTTTCAATTGCTTTAACAATCGAGTCTATGTCATGTCTCCAGTGGGCCCAGATAATAGCTTTACCTTCTACCTCTTCTAATATGTTCATCAAAGCAGGAATTCTTTCATTCTTAATTATTTTTAAAGTATCGTCATCTGCCTTGAAGTGACCACAAGTAATTTGTTGAAGTCTCATCAGCTGAACTAATGCAGTTGAAGTAGTCATCAACTTACCATCCATTTGAGCAAGTGCTACTTGTTTCATTTGATCGTAAAGTTTTTGTTGTTCTTTACTTAATTGAATAACTCTTTTTTGATAAGTATAATCAGGAAGATCTAAACAGTCTTCTTTTAATACACGGTCTGAAAATTTAATTATTTTAGCAGACAGTTCAGCTAAATTTTTATAACCAACTACTATCTGCGCATTGTGTGTCGGCAGTCTCATGGTGCTCATAATTGCGTATCTAGTTCTGAATGCAAGATAAGAAGTAAAATCTAATAAGCCTTCGTCTAAAAATTCACATTGTTTATATAAATCTAATGGAGACTTTGTAATAGGAGATCCCGTTAAGATTCTTCTATACTTTGCATGTCTACCTAGTGAGCAAATATTTTTAGATCTTTTAGCGTCAGGATTTTTTATAGTTGTAGACTCATCAATAGCCATCATCGTTCTATGGCATCTTAAAAATTTAGCTGCAAACTCCACACCTTTTTCTGTACTAAAAGCATCAACATTCATAATTAAAATATGTAGATCCTCACCTGGTTCAAATAAAGTGTCCAACTTTTGTTGTTGAGATTTAGTAATGTTAGCTTGCCATAAGACCATTTTTTTATCTATATGGTCCACCATATGTGTAGGTATTTCAGAGTCGAACCAATTTTTATATACACCTTTAGGTGCAATTAAAAGTAGTCCATTAATTTTACCTTTGTCATAAAGCATAGATACATTATCTATTAACACTTTAGATTTACCCGTACCCATTTCCATAAAATACGCAAAGTTTTCTTTATTCCACGATTTTTTTAACGCAGATAATTGATGCCCATAAGGCTTAGTTTTAAATTTATAGTCCATAGTATTTCTTCTTTCTATTGACAGTGATAACATAACCCTATAAGAGGTGTCAATAGGAAAGTTATGAACACAGTTTACGTAATACAAGAATTACCAGGAACCAAAGTAGGGACTCCTAAATTTAATATTATGGGAGCACAAAAATTTGGAACTTTAAAAACTTTATTATCAGAACATTCACAAATTATTTTATCTCCAGGACCTTTAATTTTTAAATTAAGAAAATTATTAGATAAATATACAGAGAACGACTACTTATTACTTACAGGTGATCCTGCAATTATAGGTGTAGCATGTTCAATTGTAGCAGATAAAACTGGAGGAAAATTTAATTTATTAAAATGGGATAGACAAGAAAAAACTTATTATCCAATAGAAATAAATTTATATGAACAAGGAAAGATTGAAGAATAAACTTGACATAGGATATTATGACATTATATTAACAGCATCATTAACTACTACGAAAGGTAAAAAGACATGAGTATAAACTTAGAAGAAGACAAAGTCGATTCGTTAGCAAACACGAATGACATGAAAGAACTATCACAACAGGTTATTAAATTAAGAA